CTCGTTATAGACTGTAAAAGAACTACCATCAACCAAAACATTTCTATCATTGTAAATCTGAACTAATGGTGAGGTTCTGATGTATTTGATTCCGTTCAGTTGCTCTAATGTAAGATTTTGAGACCTTACCAAAATCGCATTCCTGCTGTTCCTTTGGATTTCATATTTTATCCTATCTGCATTCCAAGAGTCAGGCCAGTTTAGAAAAATGTTTCTTTCGGCAGTTTTAGTTCCTTCAATGTCAATAAAATAATCTTTTTCGGCCGTGAACAACCAATAGTCCATTCCGCCTAAGTAGTTCTTCCACGTTAAGTAAAGTTCCTGGTTATTACATTCGTGGTTTACGATAATGTCTTTAACCTCCGAAACAGAGGATCCGTTGTATAAGTCAACCTTCAGAGCATCTTCATCTCCTACTGTAATTTCAACCCTGTAAACGCCTTCGTCATTATCATCTACCGTAATAGTATCAGTTGCCGTGAGCACTCCGTTAGTGTATCTTCTAACTCTTAAATCAGCCGTGTCGGTTTCCTTTCTAAGAAACCATAAGTCGTAGTAATTACTCCCAAAAATCACCGGAATATCGAATAACGTCAGGAACTTTTGAGACGTTCCGTAGTATTCGCTCATCACTCCTCCGTTTCCGTTTCTAAATGGAAGTTTTGAGTTTACCGCTATGGCGTAGTTCGCTGAGTCGTCTGTATAAGAGCCTACGTAAGTGTTTAACGTATATCCGTCCAATGAATAATCGTAAGCCTCTGCGTACTCTAAATAAAACTCACAAAATGAATCAATGTCATTCGGAAGAGTAGAAAGAGTAAGGTCGTTATTTAAAATCTCAATCTGCGACTTTAAAATCTCGTTAATGTTTAACTTAATCTCACCGGTCTGGTCCGGAACAGATTTGATCTCCGTGATAAGTTCATAAGGCTTTAACGGATTATAAATATCAGAATTAGCGTAGTGTCCGCTCTTTAATCCTGCGTAAATTTTAAATCTTCCGTGATAATTCGCATAGTAATACTGAATGTCTCCTATCATATTTCCAGCGTCGTATTCTAAATCAATCGTGATTAAAGTATCAGAATACCAAGTAAAGAATTGGTAAATTCCTTCTTCTCCGTTGACTTCGACTTTAACGTATTCTAACTCGTTTGCACTTCCGGTCGCTTTAATGTCTCCGCTTAACGATAGTTTAGTGTAACCCGAGTCATCAGACTGTGTCGCAGTCCTTATCGTGTCTACGGAGTTAACAGGCCATTTATCCGAAGTGAATTTATACACTATCGGTAAATGGACTGAATTAAAGTTACTCGGCCGTGTTGTTAGATTCATTTCTCGTCAGTTCAGCGATTTTTTTGTTAACCTCTGCCAATTGCCTTTGGTAGTGTTCGATAGCCGCCAACAAATCGTAGGCTTGCGCTTTCAGTTCTTTAATTTCCATTTAGCGTAAGGTTTAATTTGGTTGCAATATAATTATAAGCGTCTTCGTTTGAGAACCAGGATTCATAGTCACTTCCTGAGATGCTCACGTTTCCTTCTGCTACCTGTGCGTTTTCTTCCGTTAGAAGTCGGTAGTAAAACACCGCTGAGTCTACAAGATTATCAGAGATAATCGTTGCGGAAAGTTGTGAAGCAACCTTGGCCTCACCGTCTTTCCAGATTGTTATAGGTTGTATGTTCATTTATATGCGTTTTCTAATTCTTCATCGGTAAAGAAACTTTCATATCCTTCTAATACCGGAACAAGCCATTTCTGAAGTTCTTCGTTCCATTCAGGATTGCAGTAGTTATTAGTAATTCCGTCTGTCCATTTAGAGGAAGTAATACAGTCGTTAGTCACTCTTCCGTTGAGTGATTTGGCTTCGGATAAAGTGGAAAATTTAATAGATGGCATATTTTGAATTAATATTAGTTGATAGATTAGCCATTTGTAAATCAGTCATTAATCTATTAAATATAATAATTTCTGCAATTTTAGCCTGTGTAGCAGTATTGTTGGTTGAACCCTGAGAACCTAATTGATTAAATCCATAAATGAATTGACTTGAACCAGTTGCTTCCTGTACTCCATTTACATAAACATATCTATCGGATAATATTCCTATATGAGGATTCGTATCTTCTGTTGTTCCTGATATTGTTGATGTTGATGTTCCAGTGTATAAACCTAAACCATTCATACCGGCATTTGCCCCATTACTTGCAATTCCAATAGCATTATTTGCAGTTGTACTATCACTTACAAGTCTATTGCCATTCGTAGATGTTGATTGAATTTGATAAACAATTGCTATTGTAACATTTCCTAATCCTACATAACTATTTGGACTGCTAAGCATAAATCGAGTATTACCAGCAGTAAAATTTATTGTAGGTAAATTATTAAAACTGGCATCTGATAGTACAAGTGTTGGCTGATTTGCAGCAGTTGATTGTGTAAATGCCACCCCTCCTATTCTTGTTTGCCAACTACTTACTGCTGCTAAATCTGTTTGAGTATTCAATCCATATGCAGCATCAAGCCAAAAAGAACACCCACTAAATCCATAAGCCTGATTGTTCATCCGGAAGTTCAAAGCCGGGAATCCGTTGAACCCGTTTGTCCTACTTGTATTTTGAAAACCTTTAAACATATTAAGAGAAATCTCCGATTGATGCAGTAACGTGAATGTCTGTATTGTATACAGTCGCTCCTACTTGTATCTTCTGTCCGCTTTTTAACTGAAGGTCGTTAAATGTAATTGTTCCTTCTGCGGTGGTTACGGTAGTGCTTGATGTTATAGCAGTATAAGTTTGCTCGTAGAAAAGCGTAGGATTGGCTCCTGCGGTGTCGGTAATCCATATAAGGAATATTCCTGCCGTGGAGTTTCCAACGTGCTTGAATTTAATCCAAGTCACTTTAGTGCCGTCTGTGCTTGCGGTTACCAGGTCTTTGATGTTTGCCGTAGTCGCTCCTGATTTATCCGTAGTCGCTGCGGTGATCTTTACGTTAACCTTTGTCTCAGGTTTAAGAGCGAAAATGGGGGATGTATTAGCTGCTATGGTTATTAAAGGCACTTACTTTACTCGTGCCAGTCCTCCGGTTTGTGTATTTATTGTTTAAAATTCTTGATATATTGGAACAATCGCAATTTAATTGTTTGGCTATTTCTTTTTGCTTAAAGCCCAATCGATTTAGTTCAAATACTTTTTGAAAATCAATTTGACTTTTGCCTTTGTTGTGTACAACAATTTTACCTTCTGATATTTTTCTTTTACGTACTTCAGATAGTTTTTGTCTATGTTCCGTTGTGAGTTTATTTCCTTTATTCCATACGGGCCTACCTTTAAGTTTACTCTTTATTTTTTCCCATGTTTCCTTGCTATGATTTTTTCCATAAAATGGATTTCCTTCTCCTTTGTACATTTTACGAAGCATCTGCTTGTGTGCTTCTGAATGTCTTTGTTCTTTCATTGGAGCCGCACCGCCAATTGTTCCATTTACAAGTAATGCACCAAATGATTTAAATAGTTTTATATAATGTATCTCAAGTTTATTACATTCTTCAAAAGTATCTGCCGTGTCTATAAGCTCTATTGATGGTATTATTTTTTTTGATTTTAAAGATAAAATCCAAGCCGTTTTCTTACAATTATGTTTATTATTTAAATGCTCTTTAAATCTTTTCTCAATGTCAAATTTAGTTTGACCGATGTATTTATACTCATCTCCATTCTTTAAAGCATATATGTTGTAATTAGCCATTATTAGTATGAGTTAAAAAGATATAATTTACCTCCGACATCCGGAGTTGTTGAAATCGAACTCGAAGCCAAAAGACCTAAAGAAGAAAGCGCATCTGCTATTCCTTGAGAAGTAGTAACCGCTGAAGGTTGTACTACCGGAGTAGCGTTAAAGAAACCTATTTTCTGTGAGGTAGAGGTTCCTATTTTAGTTCCTGTGGTGATATCTAATATGATATTTTTAGCATCAACAATTGTCAAGTTTCCGCCTATTTTAACAGTACCATTTACTTGTAATTTCTCACCAGTAGAAGCAGCCCATCCTCCAATTACAACATCCCCTGTACTGCCAACAAAATGCATGGCTTGATTTGACGGATTGCCAGTTCCGCTTGAACATATAAATGTAGAAACATCTGTATTTACATAATTTTGAAGAATACTAAATCTTCCGGCAGATGGTGTTCTTAGATTTATGCCAGGAATACTTGCACTTAAAATAATTCCTAAATCAGATGTATTGCTGTATGCTTTAGTAAAAGTGGCACTATCTGTAAGTTTAGCAGTACCAGTAACTTGTAGTTTTTCTCCACTATCTGTCGTTGTTCCGATGAGAAGATTTCCAGATGTGCTAATACGCATCCGTTCTCCATTAACGTACCATGTTTGAAAGTAAGTATTTGGAACTACGTATTGAAACTCACCAGTTCCTGTATTTGCATTAATATAAGCAACTCCACTATTAAAAAATGCTAATCTATAATCTCCGTTGTCACCTGCACTTCCAAGAAATCCACGTTTTATATGTAAAACACCCTGAGTACTTGAGGTTGAATAAAACTCAAGTGAGTGATTTTTTGATCCTATTAGTGCGCCTAATTCTCTAACACCAGTAAATGCTCCTGATGTAAATGAAGGACGTATGTCTAATCCAATTAGTACATCGTTATTAGCAGCAGCCGTAAGCGATGGAGTAAAGTTTATCCCCCTTGCTATCGCTCCTGAAGCCGTGACTGCGTTATTAACTAATAGTTGAGAAGTAGGAGTGTAAACAAACGTAGCACTTCCAGATACCGAATTAGTCCCCGTCCAGTAAGTTACATATCCTGAAGTTCCAGTACCTGTGACAGGATTTGTTAAAGCGTTTTGTTTTCCGTTAAATGTGTTCCAATCAGTCACAGATAGATACCCATCTGTACTGGTTGTGGCTTGAGTTATTCCTATCGTTCCACTTGTAGTAATCGTGCCTCCGGTAATTGGAGAACTGGTAGCAATTGAGGTAACTGTCCCCGATCCACCACCGCCTCCGGTTCCCCACTCTACATCATAGTTCGTTCCGGTCTTCTTTTTTAAGACCTCACCCGTTGAGCCTCCAGGAGGAATACCTATGGTTGTTAACTTTCCCATTTAATCTCTTTCAAGAAATCCTGAAGAATCTTTTGCCCTATCTCGTCAACTAATTTTCCCAAATCATCGGAGTAAACTTGCCTTCCGCCTTTCCTGTGAATTGAATCCCCTCTTTTATTGATCATGTAAGCAAGACTCTTTCCTGAGTACCAGTTATCACCGATTTTAAAATACCTCACGCCTGACTTAGAAGTCTTAGAAGAAAACCCCCTTGCTTGCATCCACTCTTCTAATCTTACGTCAAATTCGCCATATTCTGAACTCTGCCTCGGCCCTCTTCCTGTTTCCAAAGCCTTAAAATATCCCCTTCCGTAGATCCTTAAAATCGCATTCCCGTCTTTTTCTTCTACCTCATACCTTATGCTATCTTCAGTCTTTCCGGTGGCGTTTAACGGCCTTACCTTGGCCTTTAGAAGTTCAACTCCTACCTTTCCGTAGGAATCAAGAATGTCAATCACACGCAACATTCTGGACGGTTAAATCAAACGACAAAATCACACCTGTTAAAATATCAGCGTGCTTTTTAATAAACGGAGTCCGTGAAATGTTTGAAATCGTTACAAGGTCGTAAGTATTTAAAACATCATTATACCTCCTTGTGAGTTTCTGCGCTAATAGGTCGGCATCGTCAATCAAAGCCTCGTACTCGTCTGTATCTGAATCTAAGGCGTCTTTAGAAGCGATATGTAAATTAATCGCCCACGTATCACTCTGCACTGAGTTAATCAAATCAGTTGAAACCGTAATAGTCTCCAAAAAGATAAAAGGATACGTATTCGACCGGTGAGAGTTAAATTCAGTAATCCTTCCGGTGTCGAAAGGTATGTTATACAATTCCGCACCGCTTTGAATAAAGTCTTTAACCTCTTTGCGTGTCATGCTAAAGTGAATAATCCTGAAGTGCTGAAGTCTATCGTATAAGTCGAGCCATTAGTCATCGTCACGTTAGAGCCGTGATCAAACCAACAGATTAAAAGGTCGTTCGTTGACGTGTCGTTATAAATCCCAACGTATCTAAACGGCCCCACCGTTCCGGAAGAGGTGAGAGTCAAATCATCAATCTTTAACGAATAGGTTCCTGAAGTTTGCGAAGAAGAAGAAATAGTCAACGTCCTGGAAGAACAATCGGTGTAATCTATCTCGGTGATGTTCGACAGTTGTGTATTCGTGGCACTCGGAGATGAATTAGTCAGAAATACTTTTAAAGTATCCGCAGAGAAGTCGTGCTTCTTCTCGTTCACGGCCTCTACGAAGGATTGGAATTTATTATACGTTGCCACGTTTCAACTTTAGGTCTAATATCTCTTGATACTTTTTAATCGTGTTGTTATAGTGGCTCAAATATACCAAGTTATAATTGAACTCTGCCACCGACCACTTTAGTAACTCCTTTCTGGTAAACGGAGTTTCCTTTTCCAAATATAAAAGCGTACCGTAAAAACCAAACTTCTGACCCAGACGGTCAAAACCCGCCTGAATTTCGTCATTGGTGTATTCCGACTTGACGATTTGGCTTTGATGCCGCTGGTCAATTCGACTAACTTCAGCAATGTAAAATTTCCGATGGCCATGACCTCCTCACATGGCGCATTCATGAATGTCTCTTTTAATTCCTCGGCTTTCTTATAATCGTAAGGATCAGATGCGTAAATACCACAGAATAGAGCATACTTATCAAAGTCCTTTAAATCCTGCGCTTCTAACTTTAAATCCTCAAACTGGCCTATCGTTTCTAATTCTAAATTCTTCGGAATCTTATAGCCCATGCAATTATCCGGTACCTGAAGATCCATTTCCTCCTTTAAGAAAGATAGAAGCGAAAGGATTGTTTCAAGGTTGTGAATCTTGGCTTTCTTTAACGTCTCTTCTTCAATTCCTAAGAACATCGACAGAATCTCCGATGTCTCTTTCATTTTATAGAGTTTTAAAAATTGAGCAAAGGTTACTTCCTTCCATTTGATAGGAACTTCCTTTTCGACTTTAACTCCGTTGAGTTCGATTGTTACTTTCATCTGTATCCGATTAAGACTGGTGATGTATACTGATTTTTAAATGATATAGCCCCATACCTTGAGGAATCGCAGAGATCGTCAAACATCTTGACCGGCTCATCAAGAATCTCTCCGTTAGGCTTTTGCTTCCACTTATAAGACCTGAACTCTTTCTGCAAATCTACCGACTCTCTGTGGATGTGAATTTTATGACTTCGGATAAAATCTATTCCTTCTTTAACGCTCTTGTCTGCCGGATAGGCATTCACTCCGTTTAGGATTAAGTCCTGGATTATCTCAGGTCGTGCGGTGTCACAATAAACCAGTGAATTAGTGACAATCTCTTTGACTTGTTTAATCAGGTCGCTGGTGGTTAAGTGAGACTGATAGAGTTTCTGCTCAAAGTAAAGATTGTTTTCTACCCGTGTGACTTTAACTAAAGCATTCGGATGGTTAAATCCAAAGTCCAGTCCGTATACGTAGTCTCCGTCTATTTTATCGTAAAGGTCGAATTTGTGATAGATAGTATTCTGAGTGGTTCCTCTTTCTCCCAGTCCGTAGACCTTCCATAGATTAGGATCGGCATCTTTTAAACTTTCGATTTGCTTTCTTTGGACTTCAGGTAAAAATGGATTATCTAAATAGGTCGTTTGAATGAATTGAGTGTCTTGTAAAGGAATTATCCTATCATAAATCCAATGGTTCTCATCTGCTGGATTGTAATCAATGAAGACCGCTTTCTTAGTCCTCATGTTTAACTGCTCAAAGGTTTCCTTTTGGATTAAGTTAGCCTCGTTTATAAAAAGTATATCTCTTCCAGGTCCTCTGACTTTCAAAGAATTATCAACCGAAAAAAATTCAATGTAGGAGCCGTTCGGAAAGCGATATAAAGACTCCGTAAGCGAATGTGATAACGGGTCATATATCGGTTCAATAATCTCCATAAAGTCCCTTATAACGCCTTTACGGAGGTGTGGAAAGGCTATCGAAGTAACAGAGATTGAAACTCTTTCTTTTAACGCTAAACCGACAAGTAGTTGAATTAAAGAATACGATTTTCCACTTCGTGAGCCGCCTTGATTGACAATAAATCTCTTTCCTTCTTTATATGCCTTATAAGAAGATAAGGATACTTTAGTCTTTGCGATGTTATAGTGGATCTGTCCAGTTGATTGCGATGCCACCGGAGTGTTCTGTTTTCTGGTCTACTTCACGTTTGTCAGACCATCCCATGTTCTTTAATGCGAAGATTAAACCTGTTGGATTGTTGCCGTAGATAAGCCTTTGTTCATATTGGCTTTCGATGTAATCTGTAGCCTTTTTTAATATGTCTAAAAACTCCGGCCTTTCTTTATAATTATAAAGTGTTTGACGATTGATTCCAAGTTCATATGCCAGTCCTGCGAGTGTTGGCTTCTCTTCCTTCTTGATGTATTTATCAATCGCCTTCTGAAGTTCTTCAGGAGTTTTAAAGATTAGAGGTCGTGCCATATCACTCATTTCCTGAACTTAGATATTACTTTCCACTTTTAAGGAACTCCTTTACTTTGCTTTCGGATTCTTTAACGAACTCCTGCGCTTTCTGTTGAGCGTTTCCTTGCTCTTGACGGTAGGTGTTAAAGCATATGGCGAGTGCTTGTTGTTGGTCGTACTCGTTTCCGATTTCGTGCATACAACGATTTACAAATTCGGTTTCGTTTTCTGATGGTGTTGGCTTAGGTACAGGCATAATTAAATTTTAAAGATTGCTATTATCCAGTTTTTATTTTCCAAAGTTATTACTTCTTTTAATACTATATCAATGTTAAAGTCTTGAGAGTTTAAATTAACTCCATCCTTTCCTGATATTTTTAAATGGTCATCTAATGTCATGTTCCACTGGTGGAAGCCTTGCCAGTTCTCGTAGATGGCTTCGTTTTCAAATCCTTGAACGATTACGTATTCTTTTGATGCTTGAATCATTTTCTCAAATGCTTTCCTTGGATTTTGCGAATGGTCAAGAGCGTTTGAAATATGCACTACGTCAAACTCGTTTTTAAAGTTCAAGTCCTCCGCAGGAATTGGTAAAGGTGGTGGTAGTTTGTATTTGTTATAATCAAAGATGCACTCATATAATTCGCCAAGTGGATCGCACGGAGTTAAATCTGTTACTGTTCCGTTTAAAATAGAAACCACTCCGCTTCCAAGGTCTAATACTTTTTTTCCTTTAACGTATTTAACAACCGGTTCGTGAAGTTCAGGAGTTTTGATATTCTTAACCCATCCGTTTAAGAAACGTGGAGTCTTTACAAACTCTTTCCAGAATTTTAACTCATGCGCTATGGCCTGAATCATAGTTTAGCGATGAAATGTTCGATTACTCCTTGTCCTGCGTTTACGTTCAGGATTTCAATTCCGTAAACTCTTTTTACTGTTTCGCTTGCGTCTCTTGGACAGAACTTTCTCTTTGCTTTTACGAGCATTGGGATGTCGAAGGTTGAGTCTCCGATTGCGTACGTGGCTTCAATATCTTTGTCACGGGTGTAAAGATACTCGCATTTTCTTCTTCTTGCGTATTCTTTAATAATCGGATCGTCGTTGGCCGTTACTATTATTACCTTATAATTTAGATTTATAAGTTCGGCAATCGCTGAGTTGTCTCTTGAATGCACTGCGTAAAACTTCTTTCCGTCTGAGTCTATGTAATGTTTTCCGTCTGTTAAAACTCCGTCAAAGTCTATAAGTATCGTTTCCATTCCGGATATAGTTCGTTTAATTTATTCTCAGTTTGAGTATCCGATGCTAATCTTAATGTTTTTCTTTTTTTCGTTACTTCTTCTTCTTTGGAGTCCCAGATATAAGAATGACCAATTTTAACCGTGTGATCGATGGCTAACTTATATCCTCTTTTGTGACATTCAATCCCGAAAGCAATGTCATGGCCCCAGTACGGCATTTCTTCGTTTAATCTTATCTCTCGGTAGACTTCTGACTTTATAAGTGGAGCGGTGAACTCTATGAACTTTGCTTCTTTAACTCCTGAGCCTTGTTTTATGAATCTATGATGACTATCAAACTGCGGATGGATTCCGTCAAATCCGTTCATGTGAGATATTAACCTCATCGGTACTTCTTTATCGAAAGTGATATTTGA